TTGCCCTTACCATAATCTGCTTTCTTTTTTGTCATTCATTATCTGGTTCTGCTTTAGACTTTAATTCGGCCTCAAGTTTGCCAAAATCTGACCACAGCTCTAATCCTAATTCCTTCTTAATATTCCAGCAATTAGTCTTATCTCTTTTTAATCTTACATGATGAATGATTGTTGTATGATCTCTGTTACCACACATTCTACCTATTGCAGAATAAGATCCATGAGTAAGTGAATTGCATAAGTTTATAAATACAGATCTAACTCTTACAATCTCTGAAAGCCTACTTGCAGATTGTATGTCAGCTGGTGTCATTTCATAGTAATCACAAACAGCCTCAAGTATATCTGAAATCCATACTCGTTTAGCTCTCTCGTTTGGTTGAGGTTTATACTTATCTCTTCTCTTCAATACTCGCAGCTCATCCATGATCTTATCTAATTTACTTTCAAGATAGTTGATCCTTATCTTCGTATCATCTTGAATGGGTTTAGCTTGAACATTAGGTACAGATCCTTGTTGTACATACTCAAAACCTTTCGGTGGTCGCATTACATTATTTGGAATTTTTGTCATTCTTATCCTCTTTCTTTTTTATTGGAACAACTTTAGCTCCAGGGTTTAGCAGCTCCTGTAGATCTTCTTCTGTTAGATCTTCAAGATCAATATCTGTTGGATCTTTTCGTTTTGCTTTTTTTCTTTTATTAATCATGTCAGTAAGCTCTTTGAGTAATCTCTCGCAGTACCAATGGGCCTTACCAATGTCATCCCTAGTACCTTCAAGAGTTTGTACTTTCTTACCAGCTCTGAATGTGTATTTAGCTATATTAAACTTACAGGCCCCAAGTATCTCTGCCTCTGATAATTGTGAGAATGTAGCATCGCAAGTTTCTATTTTGTTATCTTTGTAGTGATCCGGATTTATTTTATCGGCCATTACTTATACCTCCCATGATTTGTTTTTTGATTTGTTTTCTCTTCGGTAGTCCAAATTCCAATACCTCGCTGATCAAAGTAACCATAGGGATCCTCTCTTTTTTAGCCTGGATCTTTAGCTTACTCTTCAAATCTGCTGAAATATTAAGGAAAAGTGGGGTTAATTTAGGTTGCATATTTTTTTTCCTTTTTATTAATTTAACTCTTGACTATTTATATATCGTAAATATATATTTAGTATATGAACAATATAAGAACAACAAAAGCTAGGGAGGCTACACAAATGAAAACATGGTTAATAAAAAAAGCAGAAAAAGTTATTTGCAAAGTTAAAGCTCCACATAAAGCACAAGCTGTAATTATGGCATGGGAAAAAGTTTTTAGAATTGCAAACAGAAAACAAGTTGTAAAAAAGTTTGGCTATACTAAAACATTTTTATTTGCTGAATTAAAATTAGGATCCGAAGGATACTATATGGATAAGGGGGCTGCGTAATGAAAAAATATGTAGGTTACACTAGAGTTAGTACAGATAAGCAAGGTAAGGAAGGTTATGGATCTGCTGATCAATTACAAACTATTAATGAGTTTGTTAAGAATGATGAGCTGCTGCAAGTATTCCAGGAAGAAGAAAGTGGATCTAAAAATGATAGACCACAATTAACACAGGCCCTGGAGTTATGTAAAAAAGAAAAAGCAACTTTAGTTATTGCTAGACTTGATAGACTATCTCGTAACCTGGCATTCACAGCATCACTTATGGAAAGTAAGATTGAGTTTGTTTGTTGTGATATGCCATCAGTAAATAAATTTACGATACAAGTTTTGGCTGCTGTAGCTGAACAGTATTTAGATACTTTAAGAAAGAATACTAAATCTGCTTTGGCCCAGGCAAAAAAAAGAGGAGTTGTTTTAGGTAATACTAAAAACTTAAAACAAGCTGCAATAAAAGGTAATGCTAAAAAGAAATTGTTAGCAGATGAGAAAGCTAGATCTGTTAATAACCTTATAGTAGATCTTAAAAAGTATGGTGTAACTACATTATCTGAAATTGCAAAAGCTCTAAATGCAAGAGGAATTCCTACAGTTAGAAATGGTGAATGGTATCCTTCTACTGTAAGAAATTATGTAAATAGATGTTCTGTTAATGTTCATCTATAATAGAAACAATATGTGTCTAAAAGATAAACTATACCAGGTCATTTAGACACCAATTAAAAAGGAGTAAGGATGATACAGTTGATTAAAAAGTATAAAGAGCAAATCAAGTTTGCTGCCGAGTGCATAACATTTCTTTTAATGTTAGTTGCAATTTATTTATTTACTATAGTTATGTGTGCGTTGTCAGATAAGTGTGCTGCATACTATGGAATGATGGGAGGCATATAATGAAATTAACTTCGTATGCCAGAAGAGAGATAGGATCTAGCTCTATCCCTAATTTAGTTTTAACCGATCAAGGTTATATAGGTTTCAGCTCACCGAATGATGAGTTGGAAAAGGCAATCAATGCCTTACAAGGACAGGAGGCTACAAATGACATAGCTAACTTACCTAAAGTTAAAGCTGGTACTATTTTAGAACCGGCAATAATACAAATGTTTCACAATGAACTGAAATTGATTTGTGCTGAACAAGGAAAGCTCCCTCTAAATATAAGTGTTCCGGATAAAGCATACTTCTATGAAGTTGATGGTGGAAAAATAGGCAGCTCCCTGGATGCAGAAATGCATCTTGATAAAACTTTAAACTTGATTGACCATTTTAAAAGCTCCCACAGCTTGAATGGTAAGGGTGTGATTGAGATTAAAAATTATTCTGGGGCTGCCTCTGATGATGTATCTGAAATTTATAAACTCCAGGTACAGGCCCAACTCTTAACTACCGGTTATAACTATGCCATCTTGGTTAGGTTAGTTAAGGGATGGGAGTTACAATGGTTTGTTTATAAACCAAATAAAGAAATACAAGATAAGTTAATTAATGCTGCTGTAGAATTTTGGCATAGAGTTGATGGTATCATGCAAGGTGATAAGCTACACTACGCAGCTGCTAATACAAAAGAGGCATCAAGGATCTTCAAAGGTAATGGATCTAAAGATGTAATTAACTTTAATAAAAATAATGAACTACCACAATTAATAGATGATTATCTATCTGCTGATAAAGCAATCAAAGCATCTAAAAAAATCCAGGACACAGTATCAATAAGAATGAAAGAGATCCTGGGTGAGCATGAGAAAGCTGAATGCCAAGGATATATGATTAATCATTCTACTTATGAAAGAGCTAAAACTAAAACAATTAAAGTTGAAGGTGCAGCTCCTACAATAACTAGAAGGTTTACCATAAAGGATATGAATGGATGATGATCCAAGAAAATACTTTCAGATCAATGCCTATTTATTGGCAAGAAAAGAAAGTGCCAGGAAAGTTAGAAACAAGATCTATGAAAAGACCGGTCTTGAACTTGAGGTTCCTTTTGTTGAGGAGCTTATTGAGTATGTGGCTATGGCTGCCATTGAAGGTCTTAAAATGCAAAATCAAATATTCACAATTCATGTGGACAAAGGAGCAATAAATGAACCAGAAGAACCAGGAGAAAATGACGATGACGAAACCCAACACTAAAAGTATAGTTGAGGCTTTAAGTAAGTTTCAACAAGAGGCTAATGTAGCAGTTAAGGATAAAAAAAATCCTTATTTCAAATCAAGTTATGCTGGATTAGAAGATGTAATTGCAGCTGCTAATCAAGGGGCCAAGTTTGGATTAGCATTTACACAAACTATTGATTATCAAAAACAAATAATAGAAGGTGTAATTGACACTACTATGTATGTAACAACAAGTTTAATGCATACTGATAGTGATGCTGTAATTAAATCTAGATACTTAATCATTCCAAAAAATAATAAGTATGATGATAGCCAGGCCCTGGGATCTGCTATTACTTATGCCAAGAGATATTCTTTACAAGCTATCTATGGATTACCTAGTGAAGATGATGATGGCAATGCAGCTGTATCTTCTAAACCAACAGCAGAAGATAATAAATGGATTAAGTATTCTAAAGAACAAGTAGAAAAAATGAATACTATTTCTAAAGATGCAAATCTATCACCAGAAGAAAGACTAAATAAAATAGAAGATCAAGAAAATTCTCAAAAAAATAATTGGGATAATTGTAAAGAGCAATTACCAGCAGCTGGTGATCAGATCTCTATTCGTTGCTCATACATTAAATCAAAACTTAATGAAATAATTAAAAAGAAAAAGGAGGTTAACAATGGCGACAGTAATGCTAACTAAAAAACAATTAAGAGTTTTAGATTACATTAAAGTCTATTACAAAAAAGATAGAGTACCTCCTACAGTAAGAGAGATAGCTAAACACATGGGATGTGTACATTCAAATGTGCATCGCATGTTAAGGTTATTAGAAAGAGATAATCATATTAAAGTACATCCAGCTAAACCAAGAGGTATAGAAATATTATGATGAAGTTATACAAAAGCAGATTTAGAAAAGAATTTATTAAGGGATTGATAGAGGCTTTTGATGGCACAGAAGATGTTATTTGTATAACAATTCCTGGTACTGAAGATGGTATAGAACCTTATCAAAAGTTTTATACAGCTAGTAGTCCAGAGTTACAAAAGCTAGAACACAATCCTATGTTCCCAAGTGATGTAGAGATTAGACCATTTGAAGAGCTGTGGTTTGAAACTCATAGAGATAAGATAGAACATTTGTTTATTAAAAATCCAACAGAGAATAGTGATGGCAACTAAAACTTATAAGAAAGAGAAAGATCATGGAACAGATATTTCTTTTGAGAATGAGGTAAAAAAAATGAATGAAGGATTAAAAAAACATAAAGATCTAAATTTTTCTGGATTAGAAAAAGAAATAGATAGATTGTCAGAAGAAAGAGATAATCTACTTACAATTAATAAGGGCCACAAAGATTTGAATGGTGAGTTACAAACTAAACTATCTAAAAAAGAACAAGAGGTTGTAGCCTTGTATGAACATGTAAAAATAAAGGACAAGATTATAACAAAACTAAAGGATAGAATTCAAGATATAATTAAGCAGCTGGTACATCTTTGTAAGACAGAATGAAACTTGCTATTCTAGTTTTATATCTAGGTGTAGGATCTGAATTATATATGATGCATCCTGTCCAGGTTACAGAAGAGCAATGCCAGGATCCACATGAGCATAATCTTTTTGAACATAGAACCATTCTAAACAAGGATAAAGTAGAGCTAGATAGATTTTTTTACCATGGTTATGTAGTGTTCGGTAGCTATTGTGCTGGTTTATTAGGTTCAGTAGAGAACATACCAAAGACTTTACCTTTAAATTGAATATAAAGCCTATACAGAAGGTTTAGTTTCTATACACCCAATCATACTAGCTACCCCTTTAATGTTAATCTGGAGGCCTCTCTGATGGCTTTCTGGCTGCGTTTATCAAAGACTTCCATAGGATAACAGTTTCTATCCCCAAATCCGAACTCATTGTTTTTTGTTTGGTAAGATGCAAAGGTTCTTACAAACTCCCTACCATCCTCCTCAAAGATGTCATAGACATATGCCTCTGTAATTATCTCTGCACACTTCATATTATGATAATCATTTTCACCAGCAATCGTACTATCACCTACAATATCAAGCCAGGTTAATTTCTTAAAAAAATATTTTGTGTTATCAATCGTTACTGATTTCATCTTCTTTTGGTTTCTTTAATTGTTCTATCTCTTGATTAGCTGCATCTAAATCTTCTGTAACATTCTCTAATTTTTGTGTTGATCTTTTCAATGCACTTTCTTTTTCTTTAACACTTGATTGCAGCTCTGCCTTCTCATCCTTGAGTATTCTTACCTGGTCTTTTAATTCTTGTACTACTTCTTTCCAATCTGCTTTAGCTGTCATCTTCCACCACCTTTATATCTAGTGTTTTTTTGTTGTAATTTTTTATGTTTGTTTAAACTTTTTGTGTGTACTCCTGGTCTTTTTTTAGGTTTATCACGAGGTACAAAATGAGTGAACTTTTGTTTAGCCATTAGACTATAGTACCATCCCACCGGTTATCTTTATCTAATCTCATAATGTAAAGTTTTGGTTGTCCATCAATGACAGCTCCTGTTCCAATAACAAATCTCATTTTAAAATTACGA